TCCTCTTCAGGTTCCCCGGCTCGTAGTACGCGAGGTGCACCCCGTCCTGGAAGATCTCCAGGTTCTCGCCGGCGTCGCCGGGCAGGCGCGGGTACATGAGGAACGTGCCCGTCGCCATCACCTCGAACACCTTCGCGACCAGCAGGCGGCTCATCGGCGGCAGGCAGAAGAAGATCTTCAGCTTCGCGTAGTTCTCGGCCAGGAGGAACGTCGACGCCTCGGCCGCGACCCCGTCCAGGTCCTGCACGAAGCACGGACCCGCGTGGAACGTCAGGTCGTCGGGCAGCAGCGGCGCGAGCGCGCGCAGGTACTTCGCGCGCATCTCGTAGAACGACCCGACGAAGCCGATGCGGTACTTCCCGGACTGGTTCTTTCCGTTTTTGAAGTTCAGCGAATTTCCGCAGGCCTCGCACCACGCGCCGCGATCGCGCGACACCAGCACCTTCGGCTCCGCGCACCGGCAGTAGGGCCTGAACATCTCCGTGTCGGCGCCGAACGGGTGCCAGGCGCCGCCGTACCGCTTCGCGTCCTGCGCCGCGGGAAAGCTCCACGCGTGCGCCCAGGCCTTCAGCTCCTCGACGCGCGCGGGGTTCAGCCCCAGGTCGTGGCGGTCCATCGACTCGTCGAAGCGCGCGACCACCGGGACCTTCTCCATCACCCGGTCCCAGGCCTCGCGGCCGTAGACCGGCATCAGCCAGGGCACGACGTACTCGTGGAACGTCGACAGCACCAGGTCGCAGGCGCCCAGCTCCTCCGCCGTCGGCGCGAGCTTCTGCAGCCGCTCGACGTCCGCGACGTTGTTCCCGGGGAACTCGACGGCCACGACCTCGTGGCCCATCGCCTCGAGCGTCTTCCGGTAGCCCCCAAGCGTGTACCAGCTCGCGAACGGGTTCTTCGGGTACATCACCGCGATCTTCATCTTTCCTCTTTCCGGCCGGACGCTCCTGCCGCGGCCATCGAAAAATTATCTGCGTTTTTCAGGATGCGCAGCCCCCTTCACCGCACGTGAGCGCCGCGCTAGGCGGCGGAACGGGTTAGGCCGGCTTGACGAACGGGCCGACGCCGGTCCGGATCGCCGTGATCCACGGCATGTAGTGCGCGAGCACCTCGTGGACGTACGTGCCGAACGTCCACATGCGCGTGACGATCGGCCACTCGATCGAGTAGTAGTCGCGCTGCATGAGGAACTGCCGCACCGCCGGGACCTTGGAGTGCGGGTAGGGGTTCGTGTTGATGTCGTACACGAGCGTGCCGGCCGGGAACATCGGGTGGATCCGGATGGGGATCGCCACGCCGCCCGTCGGGCTGATCGAGTACTTCGACTTGTAGGCGCTGACGATGAACCCGCCCAGCAGGCCGGAGTCCTGCGTCGCCCGGTCGTACTGGAAGATGAACGAGTTCTGCCCGGTCGACGAGAAGATGATCGCCGACTCGAGCGCGGCGCGCACGTCCGCCGAGCACCAGATCGCGTCCGGCTGCGCCTGGTAGTTGTCCCAGAGGAAGGCGAGGTCGGACTCGATCTCCGCCACCTGGCCGTTGCCCTGCGGGGTGAACGAGCCGCCGTTCATGTCCGTCCAGTTCCCCTTGGTGAAGGAGTACGAGCCGAGCCCGTCGAAGTCCGTGGGCTGGAACGAGTTGTCGACGGAGAGGCCCGCCGCGTTCCCGGCCTGCGCCCCCACCGCCGGCAGCGTCTTCAGCGTGACCGACGGCCACGCGGTGATCGCGACCAGCTTCAGGGTCCCGATCGTGGAGTTGGCGTTGACGCCGACGTACCACGCGTAGGCCACGGCGCCCTTCATCGCGGGGATCGACGCGTTCACCTGCTGCGCGGTCGTGTTCGTGAGCTGCGCGGCCGAGACGTTCGAGATCGCGCTGACGCCGGCGCTGACGTTCATGGTCGTGCCGTCGGCGTTCGTGCGGGTGTAGCTCGTGGTGAGCCCGCCCGCGACCGTCGGCGGCGCGGCGTAGCCGGCCTGCCCGCCGGGGTTGACGCCCATGCCGGTGATCGCGACCACCGCGACGTACACGTTGGCGGCGTTCCCGAACGGGCTCGTGCCCGCGCCGAGCGTGAGCGTCGGTGTGGTGGCCTGCCCGAGGGCGAAGCCGTTGTTGCCGGTGGCGACGCCGGAGTTGCCCCAGAGGGTGATCATCTCCTCCTGGAGCCGGAGGCGCGCCAGGTTGCGGAAGTGCTCGTCGGCCAGGTTGTCGGTGTACCCCTCGCCCGCGTACTGCGCGGTGAAGGTCTCGCCGCCCTCCATGCCGAGCTCCTTGTACGTCGCCAGGTAGTCGATCTCGTCCGGGGTCGCCGTCGCGTTGCGCTGCCCTTCCTGGACGCCGGCGTAGGTGTAGTTCGAGTTCGGGTTGCGCGTGGCCTTCCAGTGCGCCGCCGTGCCGACGCCCGCGTTGACCTTGCCCTGCCGCCCGATCATCTGGATGAACGGGGTGAGCAGCGGGAAGATCATCAGCGCGGGGCCGCGCAGGTCGAAGAAGTTGAAGCCGAGCGACGTGGTGACGCCGGCCTTGACGAGGGTGCGGCCCGCCTTCTTGACGAGTGGATGGTCCAGCGACCACTCCTTCGGCGGGATGGCGCGAGCCGCCTTGACGAGGCTCTCGACCCCCTTGTCCTGCAGCGCCTTCGCGATCTGCCCGCGGCTCTCGAGCGTGGCGTAGGCGTATAGCTCCTGTGGAATCTTCATTTTGTTCTCAGCTCCTGTGCTGCCAAAATTTCCGCGGCGCGTCCGGCGCGCGGGTCAAAACCGCTGCGAGCTACGCCTGCACCAGGTCCTGGAGCGACGCGTCGACCTTCTCGACCTCCGCGGCGGACGGGTCCGGCTGGCCGGGACGCCTGATCAGCGTCGGCGCCGTCTCGAACGCGCCCTTCACCTTGGTCGGGACGATCGTGCTTCCCAACACCGCGTTCACGCGGCTCAACACGCCCTCCTGAATGCGCGCGGCGATCGCCGGATCGCTCTCGAAGGCCTCGAGCGCCTTCTTCGTGACGCGCGCGACGGTCTCCGTCATCAGCTTGTCGAGCGCCGACTCGGTCCCGCCCGCGGCGGCCTCGAGCGCGGCCTTGGCCTCGGCCTCTTCCCGCGCGGCCTTCGCGACGGCGTCCTTGTCGTTCGGGTCCACTTCCTTGGCCTTGGTGTTCATGCCCGCGGCCATGCCGGCGGAGTGCTCCGCCATGCCCTTGTGGAGCGCGGCGTGCGCCTCGTGGTGGCCGGCGGCCTTCGTGAAGTAGCCCTTGTGGACGTCGCCGTCCTCCATGCCGTCGGCGGTGGCCTTCGCGAACGCGGCGTGGGCCTTGTGCAGGTCGTGCGCCGCGGCGTGGAACTCCGCCGCCTTCGTGAAGTGGCTCGCGAGGCCCGAGTGCGCCTTCACGAGGTCTTCGAGTTGAATCTTCATCGTTGTTTCTCCTTCGCTTCCGAATCCCGCCGCGCGACCGATCGGCGGGTGAATCCTTCCGACTGCGTGAAAAATCCTAGGCGCCGTGGGCCCGCGAGTTCAGCTCCTCGCTGAGCTCGCCCGCCTCCTCGGCGAGCATCGCGACGAGCGTGTCGAGCAGCGCGTCGACGTTCTCCGTCAGGTCCTGCGGGAGAAGCGACCCGTCCTGCTCCTGCTCGCGCTCGTACACCGCGGCGTAGACGAGGTACGAGAGCTGCTGCACGAGGCAGGCGAGCTGCCCGACCTCGTACATGCCCTTCTCCAGGTCCGCCTGCGCGTTCGCCGGGCGCTGCGCGACGATCGACATCTTCCCGAGGTCCGCGTCCACGAAGCTCAGCCGGTGGCCCGGGTCCCGGGTCTTCGCCAGCTTGTTGACGCGCTTGCGCAGCCCGCCGCGCAGGAGGTCGCCCACCTTGATGAACTCGAGGACGACGGCCAGCGGGTCCACCCCCGCCCAGTCCGCGGCCGTCGCGATCGCCTTCAGGGCCTGCTTCGCCTCCGCGTCCGTGAACAGCCTCGGGCTGAACTTGACGAGCAGCGCGGCGCGCGCCACGTAGGCCGCCGACTTCTGCTTCGTCGCGAACCTGAGCGGCAGCCGCCACGTGGAAACTTTCTTCGCGTCGCCGGCGATCGCGAACGCGTCCGCGGCGAGCGCCTCGCCGTCGACCGTCTTCGTGAGCGGGGCCGTGCCCGTCGCCTTACGAAGATCCGCAACTTCTTTTTCCAGCTTCTCGAGCCGCGTAGACGTCGGCGCGACCTCCGTCCGCTTGAACTTACGCAGCTCGACCGAGCCGTCCGCCTTCACGTACGCGAAGTGCGCGGCCGCGAGGCACGGGTTGTCGACCAGCGACACCTCGCTCGGGTTCGCCGTGTAGCGCATGCAGCCCTCGAAGACCGGGTCCGGCGCCAGCGCGCCGACGAGCGACCCGCCCTGGCTGAAGCCCGTGTACACGCCCTCGTCGACCTTCTTCCAGGCCTGGTCGTCGACGACCTTGAAGCCCATGAAGATCTCGCGGTCGGCGTCGCGGAACTCGAAGCCAATGCACTTGCCCGCGGCGGAGAGCCCGTGCATCTCGCGCAGCGGGAACATGTTCCTGCCGTCCGTGGCCTTGGACATCTCGTCGATCACCGCCTGGTAGAACGGCTTTGACTTCGCGTAGTCGCAGACCTCGTCCTCCTTGTCGGGGACCTCGGCGGTGACGATGCCCCACACCTCGCGGCGCGGCAGCTTGGTCGCGGGGTCGATCGAGTTGTCCACCTTCGCGAACGGGATGAACTTCTTGAGCGTCGTCGTCACGGTCTTTTCCTCCTCAGCGCACTTGATGAATTTCAGGCACCACGCCGCCGCGGCGATCGGGCCCTGCACGTGCTCGCAGCGGTCGGGCGAGATGAAGTGGACGCAGCCGGCGCACGTCGCGCCCGGCCGGGAGCTCGGGTTCTCGTAGCCGACCCCGACCTGGCTCTGCTTCTCGTTGTCCGGCACCTCGGTCTTCTTCATTTCACCTCCTGATGATTTTTCTTTATCTTGTCTTGCCGCGTACTGAGAAGCCCGGTTAGCTTCTTTTGAAGATCGATTTGCTGATTTTGAATGATCCGGGTCAACACCAGGACCATTTTTCCCTGCCATGCTGACCGCATATTGATGTTTTCCTGCAGCTTCACGGTGGTAATCTGCCGTCACCGGATGTCCTGCAGCTTCTTCCTCCGCCGCTTTCGCGTCGTGCCACTTCATAGCATCACGATGATCTTTCTTGGTTGAAGCTGCCTCGGTCCAACGTCCATGATCATCGCGTTCTTGGTCGTCACTATACTTCGTGATCTTCTCCGACCCGGGCCCGGCGACGCCGTTGGCCTCGCGGAACGCCTTCGCCTCCGCGTCCTTGTCCGGCATCCCGTCCTTCAGCGCGGCCTTGCGCGCCGAGTTCCAGACGGCCATCCACTGCGCGCGCTTTCCCGCCGGCACGTAGGACGGAACCTGATCTACGGTCGAGTATGGCATGCTAGCTCTCCTCCGCATTCTCTTCAAAGATTGCCGCGATGTAAAATGTGTCTTCCTCAGATGATGAAGCGTCCTTGCGAATAATTTTTTCCGGGGTCGGAAGACTTCCCGTGCCAATGCTATCCTTGATCGACTTCACCGAATAAATCTCCACACGATCAATCTTAGAAGCCGGAATCGTCTTCTCGGTCCTAAAAATCTGGCGATCGGGCTCCTGTGTCCAATTATTTTCTACGCCAGGCTTGAGAACCACGAGAGCGGCCTTCGCTTTGCTGTCAAGCTCAGCGACGCGCGCGTTAGGATAAAGCCGCGTGTACTCGTTCATCCCAGCTTCTTTCGCGAACGACAACGCCACCACGGGGTCGCGCGAGACATAGGCAGAGCCGAGCTGCCCATTTCCTAAAACTTTTCCTGATTTAATTCCTTCCTTCATGATCTTCTTCGCCGCGGACACCGACGTTCCGTGCGTGGCACCACCGGTCCAACGTCCATTTTCGTCGCGATCCTCGTCATCCGAGTATTTCAGCACCTTCTCCGCGTCCTCCGGCTCGCCCTTCAGCCGGCCGAGCGTCAGCCCGCACATGCAGTTGGGGTGCGCCGGGAACTCCGGCACCTCGCCCAGCGCGTACGGGCTCTCCTCTTCGTTCTCATTGCAGATATCATCGTCATCGTGATCGTCGGACAGGACCCAGTTGACCTCTTCGACCATCCCGCTCGTCTTCCAGGCGTCGAGGTTCCCCTGCGCCTGCGCCCGGCTGACCTCGGTCCGGGCGATCATCGTCGCGCGGTTGTCGTCGAAGATCCCCGCGTCCGCGATCGCGTCCTCGATGTCCTTCAGCGTCGGCTGCTCCTCCGCGAAGACCCGCGCGATCGCGTCGCGCAACCTCTCCCGCGTCGTATCGGAGATCGCCCAGCGCGCGTCGGGGTTCGGAACCAGGTCGCCGTCATCCGTGAACCGCATGCCGACCAGCTCCGCGGCGCGGTCCGCGGCCCACTCCCGGGCCACGGTGTTGACCCGGCCGAGCATGTCGTCGCCGGTGATGTCGAGCTGCAGCGCGCCGGCGTCGGCGCCCGCGGTCGACGCGTCGGTCAGCGGCAGGACGGCGGCCTTCGCCAGCGCCTCCCACTCCGCGGCGAGCGAGTCGAGGATCTGCTGCGTCGCGTCGTCGAGTGCCTTCGTAAATTTCTCAGTCTTACTTTCTTTCAGTAAAATTGGAACGTAAATTTCCACACTATTTTTTGACGCATTTTTAGAAATAATTTTTGCTGGTTTTGGATTTGAAGACGATATATCTCCATATCTATAAAATTCAACACGATCTACAAAGTTAGGAGAAACATTGCTAGTAGAAGAATAATATCCCGGGGCTCCTTGAAGATACTTGAACCCCGCTTTTTCGGGGTCTTTTATGATCACCAATCCGATTAATTGATTGTTACGATCTTCCTTCGACATTCCCCGTTCAATAGCTTCAAATTTTGCTCCTCCCTTCGCGTACCCCAACGCGCTAAGCTTGGAATCAGTGGCAAAGGTTCCCCCAGGAGCTCTTGAAGCGTCTAATCCTTCATCAAAAATCTTTTTTGCTACCTCTTCGGTAGTTCCATGGTACAAAATTGTTTTTGCGCGTCCCTCAGAGTCTTCTTCAGACGCAAATCTTCCATTCTCATCTCTTGCTTGATCTTCACTATACTTCAGATACTCGAGCGCCTTCTCCAACGACAAGCGCGTCTTGTCGCGCAGCGAGAAGATCAGATCCTTGAGGACGATCGTCTCACCCTGGCCCGCATAGTCTTTACCGACATACTTCTCCGCCGCCTCGGGCTTAAGATAGCCGACGCAGACGTGCGGGATGTATTCATCGTGCGTGTCCGTGTGCGGCAGCGCGGACAGCCTGTCGTGCAGCGCGACCAGCTCCGGCGACTTCAACCGGATCACCAGCGGCGACCCGTGGTCTCCGGCCGGGAAGCAGAACAGCTCGCCGAGCTCCGCGGGGCAGTCACCCGTGCCGCGCGTGAGCGCCTCGACCTGGTCGAACGTCGCGCCGTCAAAGCCGAACAGCACCGTGGCGTGCGGCTCGAGGTCGCGTCCCTTCGGGTCCCAGTCCTGCTCGTCGACCGCGATCGCGAGGACCTTCTTTGCGTCCGCCTCGTCGAGATTGAACTGCACGGAGTCAAACTTGCGCTGCTTGGAGAGCAGCGCCTTCGCCGCGATCCCCGCCTCGCGCCGCAGCGCGCGCACCGTCTTCCGGCGCATCTTGCCGAAGGCGTTGGCCAGGATCTTCTCGAGCCGGTGCTTCGCCAGGATCGACGTCGGCGCTAGGCGCCCCGGGTGGATGATCGTCCGCGCGTCGCCGTGGGAGAGCTTGAATACCCTCATCTGCCTGCCGCCCTCGACCGCGTGCGATGGAAGGCTCTCCCGCACGAAGATCGCCTCGTCGTCCACGGGGTCCTGGTAGATTCTCGTCCCCTCCGGAAGATGGACCGCGATCACCTCGCCCTTGCCATCGAGGCGTCCGTTCAAGTACGCGGTCGCCGTCTCCTTATCGGTGAGGTACACGCCGGTCAGGGCCTTGTGATCTTCCTTGTCGGCGCCCTCCGCTACCTCCGGCGGCAGGCTCGCCTTCAACCCAGAGCGCCGCGCGCGATCGGGATTGGCCTCCGCGCGGTAGAACGTCTCGTCGCGCTTCAGTTCGAATGAGCCCGTCACGCCGCTCGAGTCAACCTTCGCCCCGTGGTCTTCGGCGACGATGTCGAGAAACTGGCGGTTCTCGCCGGAGCCGCCGGAAGAGCTCCACCGTCCCTGCTCGTCGCGCGCCTCGTCCTCCGAGTACTTGGCGAGCTTCTCCGTCTTCCCGCGCGTCATCCGCTGCGGGTCGAATGGCACCGTCAACAGCTCCGAGTTGTACTCGACAATCTGCACGGTCAGAATATCCCCTTCTGCGAGATAAAAAGCGTTGTAGCCTTCTTCGACTTGTTGACGCGCGTCACGGTGAACTGACCGCCGGTGATGATCTCATTTTCTTGCCGCCAAGCCGGATGACCGCGGTCGCCGACCATGATGCCGTGCGGCTCGGCCCCATCAGCGGTCTTGTTAACGCGCAATATGACCCCACCCCAGCCCTTTTCGCCCTCCATCCCGAGCGTCTCACCCGTTGAAAACTTTGCGGCTACTTTACGGTCATCGCTGAACGAGCTCGGCATCAGCTGCAGCGTGTCCCCCGTCTTCAGCTTAAGGATCGCGTCGTCGTTCTCAACGAACATGCCGCGCCAGGCCGTCACGCCGAAGGTCTCGTTCCGGATGCCCTTCACGATCTCGCTGCCTTCCGGCTCGCCCGATTGGATGTAATGCTCGGCCTTTGCCCCTTCATCATCGCTGCCCGACTGCCAGCTCCATAATGCTTTACTCAACTTCTCCTTCTCATCAGCCGAAGATTCTCCGCCCTCTGTCCACCGCCCCTGCTCGTCGCGCGCCTCGTCCTCGGAGTACTTGCCGACCGCCGGAGGCGCTACGGGCGCGGCTCCCGCGGCGAACCCGAGCGAGTTAACTGGTCGCGGTACGCGATGATCCTCCGCTGGATCATGTCCATTAGGTTTCGAGCGCGCGGACTTTCCCGCGTCCGCTCCCTTTCCAGCTCCTCCCGGCTTACCCACCGGCGCGTTATCACCGCCATCTTTCCCTCCCGGTTGAACTGCGGCCTGCGCCGCGGTGTTCGCCGCCTGCGCCGTCTGCTCGAGCGTCACGAAGCCCGTGCCTGTGATCACGCCGAGCTTGTCGGCCTCGGGCGTCGGGTCGCGGTCGAGGCCCAGCGCCTCGCGGCCCTCGTTCGGCGTCATCAGCGCCTTGCCGACCTTCGCCGTCAGCGCCTCGGCCTGCTTCGCCATGTCCAGCTCTTTGACCGGGTCGATGACGAACTCGTACTCCTCGAGCCCCATCACCACCTGCAGCACGTGGTTCATGAGGCCGCGCACCGACCGCACGTACGGCCGCGTGCCCTCGGTCTCCGCCGCGTCGTCCGACTGCTCCGCCGACGCGCGGTTCATCGACTTCATCAGCCGCTGCGGGCTGACGCCGATGCCGAACGCCACCTCGCGGATGTGCTTCTCGTCGTAGAGGTCGGCGAGCAGCGGCTCCTTCGTCATGATGATCTGCTCGGCCTTCCCGTCCTCCTGGAAGCCCTGGATGATGTTCCACTGCCGGCGCTTCGCGAGGTTCCCCGCGATGTCCGAGTTGATCCACTGCGCCGCCTCCTTGATCTGCTCCGGCGTCGTCCCCTTCGGCGCGACCTGCACGACCCCCGGCACCGAGCCGTCCTTGTAGTAGGCGAGGACGAACGCGAGACGGGCGATCCCGATCTGCAGCTCCGGCGCGAGCTGCTCGACCGGGGAGTAGCCGTAGAGCTGCGACGCCACCGTGTTGCGCGGCGCGATGTTCCGCGGGCGGTACAGGCACTGGTCGCGCGTCATGTCCACGAGCGGCAGGCCCCACCAGTTTTGGGCGTACGCGATCGACGGCGGGTTCGGGCTCCAGCCGTTCTGGTCGATGTACACGGAGATCGAGTCGCCGCGCAGGACGCGCAGCTCGCGGAGGTCGCCGTCGCCGCCGGGCCGCGTGCCCTTGCCGAAGTTGCGGCGCACCAGGACCGTGGGCGCGTCGATCACGATGAGGTCGTCGAGCCACGGGCGCAGCCACTCGTCCCACGTGTGCTGGCCGTCGGGGCGCTCGAGGAAGCGCGTCGCCTTCAGGATCGCCTTGTCGCCGGCCGCGCGCTTCGCGTTCTCCTTGATCGACTCGCCCGGCGTCGGGCGCGGCCGGATCTGCCACGGCATGTCGCAGATCACGTCCTTCACGTTCTCGATGCAGATGCGGACGAGCGGGTAGGTGGCGAGCGCCTTGAGGTCCGCGGCGGAGTACTCCGCGTCGAAGCGCGGCGTCCACTGCAGGTTCTGCCCCTCGTAGAACTGGAAGGCCTTCGGCTCGGTGCCGGCGGGGCCCATCGGCGCGACGGGCTGCAGCGGCGACGGCCACTTCGCGGCGTCGACGCCCTCGATGTAGCCCGCCGGGGCCTCGAACGCCGGCTTCTTGTCGGAGAACAGCGACGCCAGCTGCGTCAGCGGGCGGATGACAATCGAATTGTTCGGGCTGGCCAAGTTTTTAGGTCGCTACGCTTTCCCCGCGGGCTGGGCGGACAATTTAGTTTTTGTCTCTTTCTCCAAAGCTTCCTTCGGAATGTCCTCCGAGTACTTCTCCAGAAACTCCTCGACCGTCTCCGGCGCCTTCTCGAACTGGCTCGCGTCGTCCACCCCGGTCGAGTGCAGCAGCCTCGCGTCGTTTCCGCTCATCGCGCAAGTCCTTTCATGAGGAGAAGATTGAGGCGAGACGCGTGACAGGCCGTCTCGCTCTCGGTTGAAAGTCTGTCTAGGCGCCCGGCGTGGGAGCCGGGTCTTCCGCCGCCGCGGCCGCGGTCGTCGCGCCGAGGTTCGTCACCACCGCGCCCAGCCCGTCCGCCACCGGGGAGAGCGAGTCGATCGCCGCCTGCAGGTCGGCGTCGGAGACCGAGCCGCCCTGCTGCGCCGTCTTCAGCGCCGCGATCGTGTCGTTGACGCGGCCGAGCTCGGCGGTGACCGCGTCCGCGTTCGCCTTCGCCGCGTCCTGCGCGTCCTGGAGCTTCTGCTTCAGCTGCGCGACGATCGCGTCCAGATTGTCCTTGACTGTCATGAGCGTTCTCCTGTGGAGCGAGATTTGCAGAGCGTAGTTCAACAAAAATCCTAAGACGACGACCCAGGTCAAGCCTTCCTCCGCAGCGGCGTGACGTTCGTCAGGCTGCTCCGGAAGTCCGCGCGGGCCGGCCAGGCCTTCTCGACCGTGAGATCCCTCACGACCGGGAGCTCGTACGACCGCGCACCGCAAGACTGGCACTCCCGCTGCAGCAGCACCTTCGACTTCGCGTCGTTCGTTTTCTCCGCCACCGCCAGGAGCCGGCCGTTCGTGTCGCCGCACACCGGGCACGGGGCGTTCGGATCGCGCTTCGGGATCCTCACCGCCGCCGGACGCGCCGGGCTAAACACCCAGCCGGCGAAGCCGCAGACCGCCGCGATCGCGAAGATGACGAGCCAAGGGGTCACTGCACGACCTCCGCACGCGGCGCCCACAACTCGCGGCGCGAGCCCGCCCGCAGCTTCGCGAGCAGGCGCCCCACGTGGTGGCGCACGGTGAACGGCGAGATGAACAGCCGCTCGGCGATCGCCGCGTTGGACAGTTTCTTCGTCACCAGCGCCAGGACCTCTCCCTCGCGGGGCGTCAGCCCCGCGCCCGCGAGCTCGGGGCGGCGCGACAGGTCCCGCTTCGCCCTCGGCGCTTTTTCTTCTTCCTTCGCCGCGACCAGGCATTTCGCGTTCTCGCCGACGAGCTGCAGGATGTTGTCAACGTAGTGGATCGTCGTGCCGGTCGAGTCGGCGATCTCGCGCGGGTTCATCCCCGCGTCTCGCCCCATCACGATCAGCTCGACCAGCGTCTCGAGGTCCGACGCCGGGCACGTCTTCGTGTCCGCGTCGTGCGACACGCCGCGCTTCGTGACGAATCCGCGGTTCTTGTACATCCGCGCCGCCTCGAGCGGCGAAAGGATCATCGGCGCCGCCTTGTACTCCCGCACCCGGCCGCAGGCGAAGCAGACGACGGCGACCACCGCGATGGGCCACATCGTCGGGCAGACGAGCATGGTCGACGCGCAGCCGTCGCGGGAACAGGGCCGGCTTGCGTCCGCCTCCGCGACGCGGACCGCGTCGCGCTCGAGCCGCGCGCGCACGTCGCGGCGCTGCGCCACGTGCGGCTTGCGGACGACGGGCTGGGGGGAGGCGCTCAAACTCGGCTTCCGTTCTCGTAGGTGACGACGTGTGTCGGACACCACGGGTTTAATGTCGTCTTGCCGCACGCGGCGCAGGGGACCAGGCAGCGGCGATCGATCGGGGACCCAAACGCGATCAGCGCCTGGTACTTGTGCCCCGCGATCTTGAAGTGATCCTCGTTGGCGTCGGGCTCGCGCAGGCAAACGGAACACGGCAGGAACTGGCCCGACTGGTCGCCGGAGATCTTCTTGTCCGTGGCGAAGTGTCCCCACGCGGCCTTGCTCTTGTGTTCCCAACCGGTGTAGGAATCCTTCGACGGGATGATCCCAGCGGCGCAGGGGCTTCCGTCCAAATCGTATTCGCAGGTCGCATTCTCGACCACGCTGCCCGGGATCGCCACCGCCACCGCCACCGGCAGGCTGTCGCCCGGCCCGTGCAGCGCGACGACCGCCTCCCCGCGCTCGCTGTACTCGACCAGGAGCGCCGTCATGCTGAACTCGCCGACCTTCGACTGGCGGTAGACGCCGCCGGCCTGCAGCGTGACTTCGTCCTTCTCGATCCGGCCGGCGAGCGCCCGCAGCGCCGCCGCGGCCTTCTCCTTGTCCATGTCGAACGAGTGCGGCGACTCGCGGCCGGCGAGCTCCTTCGCGAAGTCATAGGGGGTCTTGAAGATCAAAACATCCTCCAGCCGGTCTCGAACATGAACGACCGGCTCCACGCGTTCAGCCTCGCCTCGTGCCCGATCGCGGCGAGCGCGCGCAGGAGCCAGAGGCTCTGGCGGCAGGCGAATGCGCTCTCGAAGGTGAAGCGTACCGTCACGCCTGTTTCTCCCCGAACTTCGGAGTCGGATACCGTCCCGCGTAACGCTCCTCCAAAGACCGCCGTGGCCGCGCGTCGACCCAGCGCGTCCGGTTCGAATCGGAGACCTCGGCCTGGTCCAGCGGCGCGAGGCCGCGCGAATCGGTCACCTTTATGGAGGACCCGCTCCTTCCGGAGACCGCCCCGTTCGCGTTCACCCGCCTGACGTCGCGCGGAATGTTGAACGTGAACGTTCCGTCCTTCACGGTGAAGTCCTCGCCGTACTTCATCGCCTCGCCGTTCACCGTGACGACGAACGGCTCGTCCAGGAACCCGCCGCGACCGATCTCGTAGGCGTAGCTGATCGTCAGCTCGTTCTCGTCCGCCGGCCCTTCCAGCAGCCCCGCCGCGGTCTCCGCCTTCAGGAACGCGAGCGACGCGACCGCGACAACCAGGGCCGAGATGAAAGAGCGACGCCTCACGCGGTTGCCTCCTTAGCTCCAGGAACAGCCCCTTCGCAGTAATACTTCAGTTGAAAATTTTGACGCGCGAGCGCGAGCCGTATTTTTTGGTTCGCGGCCGCGAACGGCGAGACGCCGTACACGGAGCCGGTTCCGACCAGCATCATGTTCATCTTCCGCGGCGCCGCGAATGCGAGCGCTTTCTCCGCGCGCAGGAATGGCACAGCCGCGATCGACGCGAGCACCGATGAGATGAAGCTTCGTCGTTTCACTTCGCCTCCTCCGCCAGCACCGTGACCAGGTGGTTTCCCACCGCGTTCTGCCGCAGGTCGTGCCGTACCCCGATCACCTTGAACGTCCGCTCCGGGTCCGCGAGCAAGACGACCTCCCCGACGCGGGGGATCTCCCTCACCACGACCTCGGCCAGCCACGCGGCGTCGGCCGTCCTGATCTCGATCCGCCTCAATTTATCTCCTTCGACAGGTCGATGTTCAGGGACATGATCGACTCCACCGCCGGCCGCCACTGCGGGAAAAGCTTCGGCCCGGACCCGGTCATCACCTGCACCAAGGTAGTCTCGCCGGGCGATATGCGGTTGCGCGCCGCGAACAGCAGGACGCGCGCTTCCAGTATTCTGAAGCGGTCTCGCTCCGATCGCTCGAGCGCGGGACTTAGCGGACCCGGATACCCGCAGTCGCCGGACTGGAACGTCAAGTTCCTCACGCCCGTGCCTCCAGCATCCGGCGCACCTTCGCGCGCCCCTTGAACGCCTGGCTCTTCATGTTCGACTCGGTCGTGCCGAAGCTCGCCGCGAGCTCCTTGTACGTCTCGTCGACCAGCAGCTGACGCGCCAGGATCGACCGCTGCCCGAGCGGCAGCCGCGCGATCGCGCGCACCAGGCGGCGGCGCGCCTCGCCGGCGACGGCCAGGTCGAGCGGCGACGGCGCCGGGTCCGGCTCGCTCGCCGCCCGGAGCTCGTCCGCCTCGTTCATGTTCCGCGTGTTGCGGCTCATCTTGCTCCCGCGCGCCATCATGAAGAACTCGTTCAGCGTCACGCGGGTCGCCCAAGTCGCGAGCGCCGCCTCGCCGCGGAACGTGCCGCGCCGGCGCCACGCCTGCATGACCCCCTGCTGCACCGCGTCGTCGAGGAAGTAGTCGCGGCACCCATGGCGCCGCAGCGTGTTCCGCAGCCGCGGGCGGAGGGCGTCGAGCCGCTCGGCGAAATCCGTCACAGGCCGCCCAGCCTTCCATGGAAGATTCCCATCAGAATCATAACTATAAGAATGACAATCTCGAATTTCACCGCGCGACCGCACGACAGGCATTCGCCGCCGATGAACTTCGACGAACGATGACCGCACGCGGAGCGCCTGGTCACGGCTTCACCCCCATGCTCTTCAGCAGCGCCGCGTCGAACGTCGAGAACTGCGCCTTGGCCCAGGCCTCGTTCATGATGAAGACACCCTCGTTGAACCACACCTGGCCCGGCGCGACGTACGCGTTGAACTGAATCTTCAGCGGCCCGTAGTGCTCGCAGTACATCCTCAGCTGCTCGATGACCGAGAGCTCCTCGGTCTCGCGCAGGACGATCGGGTTGTAGCGCGCCATCACCTTGTTGGCCGGCGCGTGGAACTCCACGTCCTTCACCTCACCGAGCCTCTGCCAGAAGGCGAAGCCCTCGGGCTTGAGATAGAGGCCGCCCGGCCCGAGGTTCACGAGACCCTCCGCGACCGCGCGACGCGCCACACCACGAGGACGAACAGCAGGCACGGCAGCGCGAGGACGAGGTAGGCCCTCATCGCGGGTCCCCGAACTTCCGCCCGCTCGCCGGGCTCAACGCGCCGTGCCCGTTCGCGCCGTGCCCCGCGTTCCCGTTCGCGCGCCCCGGCCCCGCCGGCACCGCGACCACCGCGTCGCCGAACTGGTGCGCGCAGGCGTTGCAGCGCAGCTGGCCGCCCGCGATCGGGTTTATGAGACCCGACCCGCAGGCCGGGCAGACTTTTCCGGAGGACTCCGGCGCGGTGATGGGCACCGAGCCGCGGGGGTCCGGCGGCTTCGCTCCGTTCGCCTTCGCGGCGGCACCCGTCTCCGCGTCCGGCCCGCCCTGCTTCGCGTACTCCAAGACCCCCAGCGTGTACATTCCCTCGCTGAGCTCGGTCAGCGCCCACACCGCCGCGTCCATTCGATCCGGGCTTTTCTGCACCGTCGCCGGGTTGTAGTCGCACATCTGGTCTTCCAGCGCGGCGAACATCCCGACGTGGTGCACCCGCCCCTGCTCGTACAGCGCCGCGATCGGCTCGGCCCGCACGACCTTACCGCGCGAGGCCGTCACCTTCCGGTAGCTCACGTTCAGGTCCACGTGCCGCAGAAGCGCCTCGATCATGTCGCCGCCGTTGTTCGCCTCGCCGACGATGCGGTCGGACTTGTTGAGGTGGTAGCCCGCGACCGCGCGCTTGCACGCCGCGTCGGGGGTGAGAATCTCGGAGCGGTCGTCGAAGATGTAGAAGTGCGGGGGGTTCTGCTTGTCGCGCGCCGCGCCAATGATGCCCCACTCGTCGGACTCCTCGGTCGAGGTCGTCGCCGGGTCGAGCGCGTACACGCTGCGCTCCACGTCGAGCGGAAGCCGGACGACGCGGCACTTGTCGATCTGGCTTCGCTGCCACAGCGCGCCGGGGTTGTCGGCGAGCAGCTCCGCGTTCAGCTCCTGCCGGCCGAGCCGCGTGCCCTCGTACTTCGTAATGATCTTCGCGAAGAAGGCCGGCGCGAGGTTCGCGCGGTTCTCGTAGGTCGAGCCCCGGGTGATGAAGGTCGACTTGTCCTTGATGAGGTCGCGGATCAGCTGCAGCGGCTTCGGCGTCGTCGTGACGACGGCCTGGGGCCTGGCGCCGAGCCGCAGCCCGAACATCGCCTGGTCCCACGACTCCTGGTAGCGCCACGCGCCGACCTCGTCGCACCACAGCTTCTCGTGCTGCTTGCCGCGCAGGCGCTCGGGCTCGTCCGCGGTGAAAATCAGGCTCTTCGCGCCGTTCGGCCACGCGAGCTGCCGCGAGGACTTCTTGTACTCGGGCCGCTCGTCCGGCGGGCAGATCGCGAGGATCCCCGACTCGCCCTCGATCATCACGTCGCGCGCGTCGTCGACCGTCGGGCCGATGAGGTTCACGATCGCGAAGTCCCGCACCCACTCCCGCACCGTCTCCGCGCCGACCCGCGTCTTGCCGAAGCCGCGCCCCGCCATCACGAGCCACGCGTACCACTCGCCGGCGGGCGTGAGCTGCGCCGGCCGCGCCCAGAACTTCCAGTCGTAGTAGAGGGCCTGCGCCTCCGCGTCGGAGAGCAGCGAGAGGCGGCGCTGCCGCTCCTCCGCCGTCAGCGCGCGGAACTGGTCCGCGAGCGAGACCGGCGGGAGATTCTCAACCAAGCTTGGAGAACAGCTTGCCACGCACTTCCTCCATCTGAACTTTGATAGGATTTTCTCCGCCCGACAGGATCATCGACTGCGCGGGCTTTCCCTCGGTGCGATCGAGCACCATATCCGAGGCCATGAGCGCGACGCGCGGGTCGACGCCGGCCTCGACGCGCTGCGCCGGCGACATGCCCGTTCCCTTCGCGTCTTCCACGAGCCCGCGCGCGATGACCTCCGCGTTGGTCACGCGGAGCTCGGGGTCTTCCTCGGCGAGCACCGCGCGGATCGCGTCGCTGATGACGTTGCGCGGCCGGCCGCCCGGGTTCCCCGACTTTCCCTTCTGCCACCGATACGGAGCGCCGGCCGCCGAGAGGGGACTGTCTTTTCCACGAAGAGGATTCGAATTGGGGCGGGAGTGCTTCTTTGGCAGGCGACGGCCAAGAGAATCATGGGTCTTCCTCTTGTCGTTCGTGTTTTGAGGAGCTTTCGTCACGGGGGCGATCGCGACTCCTAAATTTTCGGACAGCGCTATTAAGCGCACAGTGCCGGCCGGATGTAAACAGGAAAATGAGAAAAAAACGAGAAAGTTAAATTGTTAAAAAAACATGCCGTTATATATTATTTCTTATACTCGCTCTCGTATACGTGCAAATAATAAAGCGCATGTTTTTTTAACTATGAAAAATTGTATTTGCTGCAAACAAAGGACTTACGGGAAAAAGGCAGTTAAAAAACGCGCGATCGCCCCGGCCGGTCTGCGGGCCGTGTCTAGATCGGCCCGTCAAGTCCGAAGTCCTTCTGGCCGGCCTTGAGCTCCCAGTTCTGCCACGTCCGGACGTTGCCGGCGCCGCGCCGGAACTCCCAGCCGCGCGTCTCGAGCGCGTCGGCGAGGTGCTTCGAGGTCGGCGGGGTCTTGAGCCCGGCGCGCTTCGACCAGCCGTTGAAGACCGAGTACAGCTCGGGGTGCGCCTGCCGCGCGCCGTCCCTCTGCTCGCAGCACTCCCTGATGAACTCACCGACCATGTCGTTGGCCTCCTGCAGCGCCTCGCGCGCCTTGAGCACCTTCGCCGGCGGCTGCAGCCCGTCCGCGAGCCACTCGCGGCACGCGGCCACGGCCTTCGCGAGGATCCCCTCGAGCTCGCCCATTAGCGCGATCGGCAGGCGCGCGTCGACGTCCTTGTCCGGCACGCGGTAGTTGAACGGTATGTAGTGCAGGCGGTCCCACAGCGCGTACGTCGACTCGTGGATCGGCGGCACCTGGTTCGTGACGAGGAACAGCTTGAAGCTCGGCCTGAACTCGAACTCGCGCCCGTACAGGTGGCGCGCTCTGATCGTGTCGGAGCCGGTGAGCTCCTTGACGAGCGGCACGTCGAGCGGCGCGCGGCCCGAGCTCTCGGCCGCGACTACGAGCCGCGCGCCCGCGAGGTGGGCCACGTCGTCGTTCGCGCCGCCGTTGACCTGCCCCTTCTGCAGGAAGGTTGTGAACCGCGCCTTCTGCGCGTAGCCGCGGCCGCCGGGCGACAGCATCGCGTGCAGCACCTCCATGAACGTGGACTTCCCGTTCCGGCCGTGCCCGTGCAGCAGGAAGAACGCCCGCTCGCTCGTGTCGCCGGTGAGGCAGTAGCCGAGCACGCGCCAAAGGTACGCGACCATCTCCTTGTCGCCGAGCATGATCTCGTCCATGAACTTGTCCCACCGCGGGCACTTCGCCCTCGGCACGTACATCACGTCCGTGGCGCGCGTGAGCCAGTCATCGGGCCGGCCCGGCGCGAACGACCCGGCCGCGAGGTCCACGACGCCGTTCCCGCAGGCGAGCAGCATCGGCCGCTTGTCGAGGAGCTCCAGGCGCACGTCGAGCCGCCACGTGAGCATCTTCTCGAGGCTGGCGTAGCGCCACGTCTCGCCGCAGGTGACGGCCCACTTCAGCTCGCGCGTCCTGGCCTGCTGGTCCGGCACCAGCTCCGCGCGGCGCTTGACCTCCGCGGCCACGCCCTCGAGCGCGCGCTGCAGCTCGACGGCGGCCTCGCGGTCCCAGTGCACGCCGTTCCAGGCGAGCCAGGTCTTCAGGGCGCCCGCGTGCCGGAACCTTCCCTCGGCGAGCTCCTCGAACAGGTTGGCGTTGGCGAGGTCGTTGTGGTCGGCGACGGCGGCCTCGCGGTCCGGGTCCCACAGCGCCGCGGCGCTGGACACGGCGTTGGCGAGCGTGCGCTCGCCGTAGGTCCGGTCGCCGCGGCGCTCGTCCCACTTCTTGCGGAAGAGGCCCGACCGCCGGAAGAGGCGGTCGACGCGCGCGGCGTCGGCGCGGCTCCAGTAGACGAGGATGGCGCACAGGCTGGCGTCGGCGCGGCTCTGGTCGCCGGCGTGGTCCTCGGTGCTCCCGGCCCACAGCCGCGAGAACTTCGCGCCGTTGGCGGCGCGGACCATGCGGTCGAGCAGCTCGTCGTCGCCGATCGCGCGCACGCGCGCGTCCTTGCCGGCGGCCTGCGGGTCGGCCGGCGCGGCCGGGGCCTCCGCGGCCGGCGCGGCCGCGGCGCCGAAGACCTCGCGGTAGAGGTCGGCGAGCGGGCCCTGGCGGGCCTCGACCGCCGGCGGCAGCGCCGCGAGCCGGTCGCCGGTGATGGTGAAGTAGCGCGAGTGCGAGTACATCTCGATCTTGTTGCGGCGCGAGGCCGTGCCGGGGACGTCGGCGCGGAGGACGACCTTGACGCCGGTGCCGGACGGCGACACCTCGGTGTAGCTCGAGAGCTGCTCGAGGATCTCGCCGGCCCACGGCCCGAGCTCGCCGGTCTCCGGGTTCCGGCAGTCGTCGATGTCGACGCCCGTGAGCCCGTCGCCGGCCGCGAAGACGAAGCCGACGCCGTGCAGCCGGACGGGGTCGCCCTCGAAGCGCGCGAGGGCCTCGGCGAACGTGCCCCAGGTCCTGGGGTTCGTGACGCTCGCCTCGCGCCCGTCGTGCGGGTTCACCGGCACCTTGGCCGGCTTGTCGGCGTCGCGGCGCAGCAGGCGCCAGGCGACCCAGCGCCGCTGGGCCTTCAGCTCGGCCGGGATGTTCCCCTGCCGCGCGGGGTCGAACTTCGCGTACTCGGAGCTTTCCTTGGTCATCGGGGGCGGGCCTCGGTCGGGCGCCGCGCGGGCGCCGGGTTAGATGTCCTGGTCACGATTCTGCAATTTTACATGCGATTTTTCCATTTGTATGCCGGAAAATTAACTCGAGTTCTCGGCGAGGCTGACCGCGTCGAGCGCGACGCACCCGCGCCGGCCGGCGAGGAAGATCACGGCCGTGTGCCCGCCGAGCACGAACGCCTCGCTCTCGGTGTGGTGCGTGCGCTCGGGCGGCCCGCCGATCACCGGGTGGAACCGGACCTCGGTCCCGATCGGGTGCGCCGCGTTCCACGCCCCGCACTTGTCCTTCAGCTCGCTTTCCTTCGCCATTTTCCTCAACGTCATGACGCCTCCTTCGCGGCCGTTCCGTCGGCCGCCGCCCACAGCCGCCGGATCGCGGCCGTGCGATCGCCCGGCTCCGGCAGCGCGTTCTCGAGCTTGGCCCCGGCGAGGACGCGGGCGCGCAGGTCGCGCCTCAGGCCGACTCATTCACTCCTCCGGTCGAGCCTTCGGCTCACACGGCTTTAGAATTGCACGACGAATCGCAATAGACTCCACCGCCAAGTCCAGCATCTCGTAGCTGATTGTAAGCTCGTTCCTGTCGGCGATATTCCCTGCGTTGACGTTGCTCCGGCGTGAGAGCGGCTAACCGTTCTGCGGCCTTCCGACACTTTCGACCACAATACCCACTCCCATTTGCATGTGCTCGCATCCTACAATTCTTGTGTCCACACAACTCAGGATTCAACTCTCTGTTCGCCATGTCGCTCCTCCCTCGCCTCCGGTTTCGATGCTTCGCATCCAACGGCCACGTCAACTGCAAACAAATCTTGTCGCTCGGTATCGCGTTGGAAACTTTCTTCCCCTTCGTTCCGCATCTGCTTCCGCAGCCTCTTTATTTGCATAGGCTATCGGCTTAGGGTCGTGAATTAGCCAGCGATTCTCTCCACACTCGTACTCAATAATCCAAACGCACTTTCGCTTCGCCATTCTAGTTACCTCCTCGAACTGCACGGATGAAATCTGCTGCGCCGATTGCGCGATTAGAGTCATCCAATTACAGCCCACGCAGACTTACATGCCAAATGGACGCATTGGTCAACGGTAAATCCGAACCATCCCGCGCATTTCATATCGTCCGTCGCCCAGTGAATCACAATCTCTGCGAGCGCGAGCCACGGATTTCTCGTCACCAAATAAACCATTCCCGCGTGAATCGCTGTGTGAGCTAACATACACCATTGCCACGGCACGCCCGGAAGGGGGACGTACGGATTTTTGCCCTTCGCAAGAAAATCGCCCTGTAACGGGAAATCGCATAAAAAGTGTCCTGCAAACAACAGAATCAATCGGTGAATCATTCAGTTATTCCTTTCCTCTTTCGCGTCCAGCGCGTTCAAGCTACTTCGGCCCCTCGACGCGGCTCGTAGGCGATGAGGCACGGCGAATATGAAAATAGAAGCTGTAAGAAAAAGAATCCTGCAATAACCATGCGGTCGCTAAAAACAACCATCTGTCCCACCAAATGGCTTCCGTAACGCAATGCTCGCAAGAACACCCCGTCTGTTTTAGGTCAGACCAGCTCATATTTTTTCCTGTGGCGAAGCACTGGCTGGCGACGAGACACGCTCAATCGTCATCATCGCTCGACCACTGACATCCACAATTTATGCAGTGATGCTGCCCTTCATGGTCTTGTTTGCGGTCACACTGAGCACCACACTGAGGGCATCGGCTTTCGTCGCACATAGGCCGTGGATAGTTCATTTCTCCTCCTCACTGGCTGGCGAGGCGAGCAGGGAGTCGAGTTCCACCAGCTTGCATCCCGGTTTATGTTGGAGTTTCATTCGATTGTAGCCGTCCTTATCCGCCTCGATTCGAGCGTTGCATCCGTCGCAGATAAAATTATTCATGTGACGCTGTACGCCAACTACAGTTCTCGCCCATCGCAGCGCCTCGCGCAACCGCTCTACCACTGGACTCGGTAGCGACGATGCGGCGGCTTTACGAAAGTGCGTAGCAGTTCTCGTTGCGAAAGAAGCCGCACTCTCATCACTCGACTCGTAGTGGATAATTTCAAATCTCCACTCTTGTGCTAGTTCGTCGTATCGGTCGCTCATGGCTGGCCTCCGTGTTTCCTGCATCGTGGTAGATTTTTGTTAGCGAGTCTGAGGCGTGTGCGTTTTGTGCAGCGTCCTTTGTCATCCTCAAAAGTACAGCGCGTCCTCGCTCCCCACACCCAAGTTCTAGGGTCGCTCATCGTCCCACCTTCCTTATCGCCGATGCTTCGGGCGGCGATGCGGCGGCGATTTTAGCAACGTAATCCTGATGCAATTGATACGCTTTCGGAATATCGACTAGGCCGAACACTTCATCCGTCATTCCGTGTGATTTCATCCACTCGCGTAGCCAGACTTTAAATGCTTCCACACTCAGCGCAGCCCCTTCCTCCGGTCGTTCCTGCACGCGAGGGGCGCTGGTGTCAAACTTTGCGAATAGCGGCGTAAACTCGTCTATGATGCAATCCAGCAAAGGCTTTGGGCGCATGCCTTCCAGAATTTGTCCGGTGCAAGCTCGCTTCGCGGCACGTAAAATTTCGCCTTTCAATTCTTCGCCAACGATTTCCGATGCTTCGGGCTGCGATGCGGCGGGGTTTCTAGGATGCGTCAACACGTCGAAGCCCGGGTGAATGACTTTTCCGCACCTCTCGCAGGCGTCGGGCGCGTCTGAACGACGCGTTCCCTGATACGGAAGTTCGCACCGGCAGTAGTCCTTGCCGCCCCGCGGCGCGGCGGCGTCCAGCAGGAACCGCAGCAGCTCGAGGTTGACGACGACGGACTGAACGGGCTCGCGGCCGTCGTCGATCGCCCTGAGCTGCCTGCGGGCCTGCGCGAGCTTCTCCGCGATGGTCATCATTTTCTCCCCTCCCCCCGCGCGTCGTCCCACTCCCGCTTCGTCCAGGACGTGGGGGCGAGGCTCGTGAGCGCGCCGAGCCGGTTCCTCGCGCAGGTCTCCCAGTGCCCGGCGGCGCCGGGGACCGTGACGGCGAAGGGCGCGAGCGGCGGCGCGCACGTGACCGTCAGCGGAGGGAACATCCTGGCCAGGTCGGGACGCGCCGGGTCCCACGCGTCCTTGACGAAGAAGGGCGGGACGCGTTCGGGCGCGGCGGCGCAGCGCGCGGCGCCGGCGGGCGTCACGGTCAGGCGCTCCCCGGCGGGGCAGGGCCGCGCCTCGGCCGCCGGGGTCTTCCGCTGGGACGCGGGGTCCGGCGGCGTCGCGACGGCCTTCAGCACGGAGGCCGCGACGAACAGCGCCATCCCGGCGTACAGGAACCAGTTTCTCTTCATCGTTTTGATCATGCTCGGCTCCTTCGCTCAGCTTCGCGTCGTCATTTCCAGATCCCCGTTCTGACCCTGAACAGCAGCATCGCCTCGTCGGATCTCCCCTCGGCGACGAGCTCGGCCATTCGTTTTCCGACGCGTTTGTCCTCGCGGTCCTCCTCGATGTTTCCGAGAACGCAGATGATGACCCACGCGGCGATCGCGGCGGCCCACAGCAGGTATTTTACGGTGATCATGACGTTCCTCCCCATCCGATCGCCTTGCTGGCGCGGACGTGCCCGGCCTCGCCGGCCTCGGCGCGCCGGGCCCTCATCGCGGCCTGGAAGCGCGCGCCGATGGCGCCGCGGAAGAACGGGTCGCCGGCCGTGGCCTCGCGCCACCGCCGCAGCAGCTGCTCGTAGCTGGCCTGGTCGATCCAGGCGATCATTTCGTCGTCGATCATTTGATTCTCCCAACGAGTTTGAGGTTCTCGATCGCGGCCTCGGCCTCGATCAGCGTCAACGGCCTTGCGGCGTCCGGGTACATCCCGCCGTTGCGCGGGTCAACGCGGATGCAGATGTCGACGGTGCCGCGGTGCTTGTACCAGATCATGGCGATCATTCCCCCGCCGCGCCACGGGCCATACCGGCTTTTGCCGGCGCCGTGCATCACCACGTCCTGCGGGTGCTCATTGACGATGAGCGCCGCGTAGCTGGTGTCGTCGTACCGGAGGAAGAAGCTCTTCGGGTCGTCGCGCTTCAGCTCCCAGCTTTCGCCTGCGGCCTGGCGCAAAGCAGAGAGCGTCTCGCAGCTCCAATTGTCAGGGTCGAACTCGCCGGCGCCGTCGAACGCGCAGCGCCGCGCGGTCCCGCTGGGTACGGGCATCTCGCGGCAAAGCTTGCAGTTCAGTACCTCACGCACGGTCGGCTTCGTCACATGGCCTCCGTGGACCCGTCCGGGTAGAAGACCGTGACGGGCTTCTTCGTTCTCCGCGCGAATCGCACCGTGGCCCAGGTGCCCGACCGCAGGACCTCGCGGCGCTCCTTGGGGCAGGCGATCAGCTCGGCGGACTCCCGCACGATGTTGCGGTTGCGCTCGAGGTAGGGCTTCTCGGGTCGCTCCTCGGCATAGCAGTCGAAGAACGCCCGCTTGTCGGGGATCGACGGCGGGTGCGAGATCACGTCGTAGTGGAGCAGGTTCGCGATCGTCGCGGCCTGCCAGTCGGCGCCGACGCAGTCGCCCGCGTGGAGCCGGGTGAATCCCTGGGCGCGCCTGACCTCGAGCCGCGCGCGGAGGCGGTCCTTCTGCGCCGCGGTCAGGCCGCGCTGCGTCCCGGTGAAGCCGATCGAGTTCTTCATGGCCTCATGCTCCAATTCGTCGGCGCCAGCTTCGGATGGTCCTGGTGGAACCGGCCGAGGATGATCCGCGCCATGTCCTCCGGGCTCCGATCGCCCCGCGGCTCGTACGGCTGGACGTAGCGCCGAAAGAACTGCGCGCCGGTCAGCCCGACCGACGCGAGCTCCTCGTGCGACGGGTAGCCGAGCTCGCGCAGCGTCCGCGCCCTCGGCCTGAATAGGACCTTAAGCCACTTAAGCATTCTTGTCCTCCTCGTCGACCAGCGTCAGGATCCGGTAGCGCGAGTCGTCTTCCTCTTTCACGATGATCTGCACGTTCTCCGGCTCGGCCCACGGCAGCGAGATGACGAACAGGAAAAAATTCCCGAGATCGAGGTGGTTGAAAGCCCCCACCAGCGTCGGCTGCTCGAAGGCGCGCCAGGACCTCAGCGGCGCCTCGTTGACGTCGATCAGCCTCGCGCCTTCGGTGTAGGCGTGCTTCTCGAACCAGCCGTGGACCTGCGTGATCAGCCTTTCGTCCTCGTGGTGGTGCGCGAAGATCAGGTTGGTGACGACGCTCACAGTTTCGTCCTTAGAATTTGCTCCGTCCCGCCGTTCCCGTCCTCGGCGGCCGAGCGGAACTGCTGCTCGACGAACGCCTGCAGGAACGTGTCGCCGCCCGCGGTCTCGTCGTTCATCGCATCGACGACGGCGCGCGCGAACTTCAGCTTGTCGGCGACGCGGTACCTGCGGCGGCCGTCGGCTCCCGGGCCGAAGAGGTTCATCGCGTCATCGGAGTGCTCGAACGCGAAGGCGAGGGTCGCGGCGCCGACGCGGATCACGAGCTGTTGGCCCTCGACCGCGGCGGAGAGCGGCTGGTCGAGCCCGGAGTCAACGTCGGAGAGCAGGGTCTCGAGAATGTCGCGCGCCGGGCACATCGCGGCGCGGTCGGTTTCTGCGTAGTGCCAAAGAATCTTCGCCCAGGTGGGATGTTTTTCGTCCTTAACCTGACGGGGGACGTCTCCCTCGCGGCAACCGGCGCACTTCAGCCTCGCAAGCGTCGCGCGCATCTGGTAGGCGCCGCTCGACGCGGCCTTCGACATCGCGGCGTCGAGGTCCGTTTGCGAGTAGCGCGGCGCGAATACCGACCTGCGGCACGCGCGCAGTTCGTCGGCGATCTCGTCGATCGCAGCGCGGATCTTCGGGTCCGCCGTGACGAGGCTGCGGCCGCGGAGTCGCGTCTCGAGGTCCTTGTAGGTCTCGCTCATCGTCTCTTCTCCAGGTCTTCGTACTCCGCGCTGAGCACGGTGCCGCGCCGGTCGGTCTTCACCGTAAGGCGCGACGGGGCCGACCACCAGCGGGGCGCGGCGTGGATGACGCACGGGGTCCGGCCGCCGCGGTTCTTGAAGATCACCGGCGTGCCGACCGGAAGATCGCGCGCGACCCACCGCGCCAGCTTCCTCGCCGCGGCCTCGTGGTTCCGCTTCAACAGCTTGAACATCAGCTTCATGGCCTCTCCTCCTCGATCAGGTACGGCAGTGTCGACCAGACCTCGCGCCCGTCCGCGGTCGTGAAGTTGACCGAGCCGTCGTCGTCCGCCAGGACCGTGTCATCGTCGACGTGCGGGAACGCGCGGATCTCGTTCACGGGAGTGAACAGCGTGACGGTGACGATCTTCTTCTTTTCCGGGGCGATCGGATCGTCCGGCGCGGCCTTCTTCATTCTCCGCGCGAGCCTGACGGCCCAGCTCAGGACCGCCAGCAGGCAGAACGCGGCGAGCAGGCAGAACGCGGTCCAGTTGTACGCCGTGTCGGTGAAGCCCAGGAACGTCTTGTCCACGATCATGTTTTCCTCCTCCTAGTCCGTCAGCGCGTCGTGCTCGCAGATCGCGCAGCTTTCGGCCCGCGCGGCCTCCGGGAACCCGGCCATGATGCCCGCCGCGTCCTCCGGGTGGACCTGCAGGAACACGGCCGCTCCGCAGCCGCCCGCCAGCCGGTGCAGCGCGGCGAAGGCGCGGATCCGGCCGGGCGGCAGCGGGCGCACGCGCACGGTCAGGCCCGAGGCGCCCCGCCGCCAGGGCTGGAGGTCTGCCTCTGTGATGTTCGGGTGGCGGCGCAGGTACTCCGCCACCGTCGGAAACCGCGCGGGCTGCCAACCCTGATCGTCGTCCGTCACTTGGTCGCCTCCCTGATCGCCTTCTCCGTCCACTCCGACTTGTCCGGGTCCCATAGGCCTTCGTCGACCATGCGGCGCCAATACGGCGCGCACCCCGGGCAGGCGTGGTCCGCCGGGCACGGGTCCCCGCAGCGGTCCTCCGGGATGTCGTCGATCGCCATCAGACCCTCCCGTCCAGCCAGCGCGCGAACCGGGCCAGCGAAAGCCTCGTGCCCTCGCCGGCGCCGCCGGTGAACATCTCCCGGCTGTACTTCTCCACGAGCTCCTCGGCCCTCGCGCGGCGCTCCGTCTCCTCGTCGTCCGGGCTCTTCCACCGCGTCCGCGCCTGGTCGTCCGCCGTGGCCTCGCGCAGGAACTTCATCTCGGTGCGGAAGCAGCTGCAGCACTCGCCTTCGACGCGGTTCTCCTCCTCGGCGAGCTGCCCGATCTCGTTCCCGGCGCAGTGGCTCGAGTCGTTGAGATGAAACCGGATCTGCTCCTCGTCCCAGGCCGCGGGCACCTCGACCACGAGCCAGGTCTTGAGCTCGACCGCCACGGTGCGGCCGCGGCAGACGCAATCGGCCTTGTGGTCGGTCGGTTTCCCGGCCTCCGCGGGCACCTGGCAGTAGAAGCACCGGTCGGGCCGGCCGGCGGGGCGGATCCCGGTATCGGTGACGGGGAGGATCACGGCTCGAACCTCCGCAGCTTGTAGTCCCGGTCCACGGCCTTGTAAAGGTAGGGCGCGGAGACGCTGGCGCCCTCGTTCAGCAGCGCGGCGACCTGCGCCGCGATCGCGGGCCCGCGCACGGTGGCGACCAGCTGGTCGTCGCACCCGGGCTGCTCCCCGCCGCGGTCGAAATTGTCGACGCGGATGACCCGCACGAGCTCGCCGGAACGCGGATCATCCAAGAGCAGGGGAAGCGCGCGGATGGACGCATCGCCGAGGCGCCACACCTCAGGGGCCCGGATCGGACCGTTGTGCTCCGGCTCCCACCTCCCGGGAAAGAACCTCTGCGCGTCGTCCAGCCGCAGGTAGACGCGCAGGATGTTCGGGCTTCTCGTCAGGACGTAGACCGTGGTCATCTTTCCTCCCCCGGCGGCGTGACGCCGCAGCTCCTGAAGAACGCCGCGTCGTCGAACGCCGGCGGCGCTGGACTCGTCTCCGCGGCGATCGCCCGCGCGACCTGCGCCAGGACCTCGAGCATCGCCGCGCCGGCGACCAGGTCCGCGTTCGCGATCGGGAACGGCGCGCCGGCGAACGCGGCCTCCAGGATCTTCTTGAGCTTCTTCATTTTTCGAAGTGCTCCAGAATCTTCTTGACGTGCGGCGCGATGGCGCGCTCGACCGGCATGAGCGCGAACGTCAGGAGGATCGTCAGGATCAGCCACGCGGCCAGCACATGCCAGAACTTCAGCTCGAAACTTTTTTTCGTCATCAGCTTCTCCTTCTTAGAACTCGGCGGCGGAGGGCGTGCAATCACTTCGCCGCCGTGAGAGATGGGGGACTCAAACCCCCGCGCCGGCTACCGGCCGGTCTCCCGTGCTCCCCCCGCACGGCCGGGCTTCGAACCCGGAAACTTTTAATCTCGCGCGAAGAGCCCGTTCTCCGCTGTCTGGTGGATCTTCCGGAGCCCGGCCGCGGCCAGAAGCGCCGCGATCGCCGGCTCGTCGCGCCCCGTCTCGACGCAGGCCAGGCGCACGCCGGCGAGCGGCAGCGCCCGGACGATCTCCAGGTCGAGGCCCTCGGCGTCGACCGAGACGAAGTCGTACGGCCCCGGGAACGCCGCGAAGAAGCGCGCGGCCGCGACGACCGGGACCAGGTAGTCGCGGTAGTCCCCGCAGGCGTCCTTCCACGCGTCGCGGCAGGCGTCGTCGAAGGTCGAGATCCCGCCGCGCTCCGTGTAGTGGAACGGGCGGAACTCGTCCGCCGCGCCGAGCGCCGCGTTCACGAGCGCGAGGCGAGGGTTCGCCGCGTGGCGGTCGAGCAGCTTCATGAAGTAGACGGGCGCGGGCTCGACCATCACGCCCGACCAGCCGCGCTCGACCAGCGCCAGCGTGTTCGACGCCGTGAGGCCGTCGTAGGCCCCGACCTCCAGGAACCGCCCGGCGAAATTTCCGAAGTAGCCCAGGATCACCTTCTCCTCGTCGCGCTGCGAGTACATGCTATCTCCTCCGCCTTACAATCAGCCAGACAATCAACAGCAAGACCAGAACGCGCAGGGGCGCCAGGGCGCTGGACGGGTGATGCGCCGCGATCACCACCGGTGCCGCTTCCCGGGCCGGCAGCGGTTGCACTGGTGCGTCGACCCGTGCCCCCGGTCGAGCCCGCACACGTGGTCGTGGTCGGACGAGATGCGCCGGCGCCGCTGGATCGCGCGGCACAGCGCCACGTCGCGGTGCTCGTCGGCGCCGGGGACCGAGTCGCCGCGGGAGGACTTC